AAAGCTGCATACTCAATGTTTGAAATTATGAACAACCCGACAGATCTGGGAAATAAAGAAAAGATGGCAGCTGCAAAAGATGTCCTAGATCGTAGTGGTTTTGTGAAGACAGAGAAAGTAGAAGTCTCTGCTGCAAGCCCACTATTTATTCTGCCTCAAAAAGATAATGAAGATAACTAAAACTTGGACACTACCTAAACCTGAAAAAATTGGTGAGGAATATGTCTGGAAAGCCGCAGTCAGAGTTGGAAGACATGTTCCATTTGGCTATAGACAACATCCAGATGATCGTGATATACTCTTACCAATTCCAGAAGAATTAGAATTGTTTGAAAAAGCTAAGGAGTTCTTGAAACGTTACAGTTATAGAGAAGTCTCTGCTTGGCTCAGTACTCAATCTGGAAGATATATTTCCCACGTAGGATTATACAAGAGAGTTAAAATTGAGCAAAAACGTAAGACAGAAGCTTCAACTCAACGTTACCTCGCCCAAAGGTACAAAGAAGCCCTTGAAAAAGCCGAGAGGTTTGAAGGTAGACAGCTCGGTCAAAAAGACTACCTCGATACCAGCCCAACCGAAACCTGAAGAAATAGATTTTGAACAAGCTGCGCAAGAAGTTATCTTTGAGCCAAACCCTGGACCACAGACATCTTTTCTAGCAGCAACAGAACAAGAAGTACTTTACGGAGGAGCAGCAGGTGGTGGTAAGTCGTATGCAATGGTTGCAGACCCAGTTAGGTACTTGGGTAACCCTAATGCACGAATGCTACTTGTTCGTCGTAGTACAGAAGAGCTTAGAGAACTTATATCGGTAAGTAAACAACTCTATCCAAAAGCTATCCCTGGGATCAAGTTTATGGAAAGAGATAAGACTTGGGTAGCTCCATCAGGTGCTACATTGTGGATGTCATATCTTGATAGAGATGATGACGTTATGCGATACCAAGGTCAAGCTTTTAACTGGATTGGCTTTGACGAACTTACACAATGGCCTAGCCCTTATGCATGGAACTACATGAGATCCCGTCTCCGTAGCACTAGGGCATCTGGATTGCCACTGTATATGAGAGCAACAAGCAACCCAGGTGGCCCTGGGCATCAGTGGGTAAAAAGAACGTTTATCGACCCTCAAACTCCGAATAAATCGTTCCCTGCCACTGACGAAAACGGAAACGTGGTTACGTGGCCAAAAGGTCATAGTCGGGAGGGTGAGTCTCTATTCAAAAGAAAATTTATACCGGCCACCCTCTTCGACAACCCTTATCTTTCAGACGATGGTCTTTACGAAGCTAATCTTTTATCTCTGCCTGAACATCAAAGAAGACAACTTCTTGAAGGTGACTGGGACATAAATGAAGGTGCAGCTTTTCCAGAGTTTAATAGACGGGACCACGTTATTGACCCGTATGACATACCAGGTAACTGGACACGGTTTAGAGCTTGTGACTATGGCTACGGGTCTTACACAGGAGTTCTTTGGTTTACGGTAGTTCCTGGATCAGAGCAACTAGTAGTCTATAGGGAGCTTTACGTATCTAAGGTCACAGCTACAGACTTAGCAGATATGATCTTGGACATCGAGAACGAGTCTAACGATAGAATACGGTATGGAGTTCTTGACTCTTCTCTCTGGCATAATCGTGGTGATACTGGCCCCAGCCTAGCCGAGCAGATGATTATGAAGGGTTGCAGGTGGAGGCCTTCAGACAGATCTAAAGGTTCTCGTGTAGCAGGTAAGAACGAACTGCACAGACGTCTGCAGATAGATGAATTTACAGAAGAGCCTAGATTAGTGTTCTTCAATACTTGTACAGACACAATCTCACAGATACCCAGTCTACCTTTGGATAAAAATAATCCTGAAGATGTAGACACACATGCAGAAGACCACTTGTATGATGCTCTTAGATATGGTGTAATGACAAGGCCAAGAAGTAATATATTTGACTTTGATCCTGCATCGCAACGAACAGGCTTTCAAGCATCAGATCCAACTTTCGGATATTAAGGATAAGACATGGAAGAAGAATTTGAATCAATGGAAATGGATATGGAAGAAGCTACTGCTATCGAAGACGTAGCAGAAGAAGATTATTCTGATCCGTTGACAGGTCAGATTATCCAGTTCGTTAAGGATAAGTACAGTAAAGCTGAAACAGCTCGTCAGTTAGACGAAGAACGTTGGATTCAATCTTATCGTAACTATCGGGGTCTTTATGGCCCTGATGTACAGTTTACCTCTACAGAAAAATCCAGAGTCTTTGTTAAAATTACTAAAACAAAGGTTCTTGCTGCTTATGGGCAAATTGCAGAAGTACTATTCGGTGGTAATAAATTTCCTATTACCATTGATCCGACAGTTCTTCCTGACAATGTTCCAGATACAATTAGTTTTGAAACTAATCCGCAGTTAAATCAAGCAAAAGAAGAATCTGGAGGCTTGAATGCAGGGGAGACTTTCCCCCAGTATATGCAACGTGTAGGTAGCCTACAGCAAGATCTTGAACCTGTGGCAGACAAGGTTGAAGATAAACCAGGGAAAACACCTAGCTCAATCCAACTTCATCCAGCAGAAATTTCAGCTAAGAAGATGGAAAAGAAGATTCATGACCAACTAGAAGAATCTCATGCTAAAAAGCATTTACGTGCTGCTGCATTTGAATCGGCACTATTTGGTACTGGGATCATGAAAGGCCCATTTGCTGTCGATAAAGAGTATGCAAACTGGGATGAAGAGGGTAACTACACTCCAACTTTTAAAACAATTCCACAAACTACTTCTGTGTCTATCTGGAACTTCTATCCAGATCCAGATGCTTCTACTATGGAAGAAGCTGAGTATGTAGTAGAACGCCACAAAATGTCTCGTTCACAATTACGTGCTTTAAAGAATCGTCCATACTTCCGTGAGAATGCTATCGACAATGCCCTCCGTCTTGGTGAAGACTACCGCAAAGAGTGGTGGGAACACATTATGGAAGACAACTCAGAAGAGGACAGGGCTGAACGTTTTGAAGTTCTGGAGTTCTGGGGTTTTGTAGACAGAGATATTATTGAAGACCAAGGGGTAGACATCCCTAAAGAGTTAAAAGATGCAGATCAATTAAGTGTAAATATCTGGGTTGCCAACGGACAAGTTATCCGTTTGGTAATGAATCCATTTACTCCGGCTTATATACCTTACTTTGCTGCACCTTACGAAATGAATCCATACAGTATTTTTGGCGTAGGTATTGCTGAAAACATGGATGACACACAAACACTTATGAATGGCTTTATGCGTATGGCAGTAGACAATGCTGCCCTATCTGGTAATTTGCTTATCGAGGTAGACGAGACTAATCTCGTCCCAGGGCAAGACCTCTCCGTGTATCCAGGCAAAGTGTTTAGGAGACAAGGAGGGGCACCTGGTCAAGCCATCTTCGGCACCAAGTTCCCTAACGTATCTAATGAAAATATGCAGATGTTTGATAAGGCTAGGGTTCTGGCTGATGAAAGTACTGGGTTCCCTTCTTTTGCGCATGGTCAAACTGGCGTTTCGGGTGTGGGCAGAACGGCATCTGGTATTAGTATGCTTATGTCTGCTGCTAATGGTTCTGTAAGAAACGTAGTTAAAAACATTGATGATTATCTCCTTGCCCCTCTAGGTAAAGCATTCTTCAACTTTAACATGCAGTTTGACTTTGACACTGAAATTAAAGGTGACCTAGAAGTTAAGGCTCGTGGTACAGAAAGCTTGATGGCTAACGAAGTACGTAGCCAACGTCTTATGCAGTTTATGCAGGTTGTTTCTAATCCAGCTCTTGCACCCTTTGCTAAAATGGATTATATTGTTCGTGAGATTGCCAAGTCTATGGATCTTGATCCTGATAAAGTTGGCAACAATATGGCACAAGCAGCAATCCAAGCTGAGATTCTTAAGAAGTTCCAACAAGAGAATCCACCGCCAGCACCACCTCCAGGAGCACCAGGTCCACAAGGACAAGCCCCACAGGGCCAAGGAGCAGCCCCTGGAGTGCAGGATACCGCAGGAGGCGGGGATGGTAACATAGGAATAGGAACAGCCCCTCAGCCAGGAGAACAGGGCTTCTCAGGTAACACAGGACAAGGTCCAGTACAGTAATGCACAACCTAAAGCCTTTAGTAAATGATAAAGCTCTGTGGGAATCTTTTCTTGCAGAGCTTAACACCCGATTAGCTGAAGTCCATCGTCAGATGGAACAAGCAAACTCAGCAGAAGATCTGTACAGGCTACAAGGCCAAGCAGCTTGCCTTAATAAATTTAAGTATCTTAGGGAAAAAGTAAATGGCTGAAGTAGGTAAATCTACAGGGAAAAAGACTCAGGCTGGTCGTGAAGTATACGAAACACCTGATGGTGAAATGGTCTCTGAAAAATCTACTACTTTTAAATATAAAGGTAAGTGGATTAATGTACCTACCATCCATAATGGTTATGCTTATGACGATGACATACTTCGTATGATGCTTGATGCAGAAGTCATAGAACCCACAAGTATTCACAAAAGTAAAGAAGATGCTATAAAGTCTGCTATAGAAAGAAGTAAGTCTTTAAAGTTTGACAAAGGTGGCCTAGCTACTCAAACCGAAGAAGCTTTAGGCTGGACTGCAGAGGGTAAGAAGTTTGCCGATGCAAATCCTGTAAAAGTAAAAGAAAACCAACAGTCTACTGCACTATCAATTGCTGACGTGCCAGTCTTTGATAGACCTATGGATGCTAGTGAAAATGATAGGTGGACTGGTGTTCAAGATGAACTTGGTAATCGTCAATATAAAACTATATTTGGTAGAACTTACTTTGTAAGACCTGCAGAAGATCAAAGAAGTAATTACGAAAAGATACAACAGGATATTATTCCTGCTGTTAAAAG